TTTACGAAACATGATCGACAAAGCAGGTGAAACATTTTGGCGGCTAGTTCTACGCTAGGTGTAGTTGCAATCTGCCACAGTTATCCAGAAAAAATTGCTGTTTGGTTAGATTCTGTTCGCGCATTAAATAGAAAACCAGATGAAATTGTTCTAGTTCTTTGGACTGGAATTGATACTTCACTGCTAGACCTTAACAACCTAAAAGTTGTATTTTGGGATGACGATTTTGCTTATAGTGACATGATGAATCTTGCTTTTGAAAATTGTAAAACAGACTGGATTTCTTGGATTGGTATCGATGACAGATACAGACCACATGCTTTTGACAAAATAGATTCTTGTACAGCAGATGTTTTAGCACTTGGATTTCAATATGACACTGGGCAAATTTGGACTCCAGCAAATGTTACAGGTGAGCAAATTCTAAGTCTGTTCGCAAATATGCTTACATGCGGATCGCCAGTTCGTAGATGGTTATGGGAAAAGCAACCTTTCGAGCAACGTATTGCACCATTTGACGATTGGTGTTTTTGGATTGGAACAGCACTGTCAGGCGCAACTTACGATTCGACACTAGATATAGATGTTGATTATGAATACGCAGGACACTGGGTACCAAACGATAGCGAAGCACGCGCTACTGTCACACAATATTTAATTGATAAGCAAGGTTTGTAGAAATCCCTTTAGATAGTTGCTAAAACTGTTGTGTTCTAAGGTTGTGTTTTTGTATAACATCAATGTATAGTAGTACCAACGGCGGGGAAACCCAAGGACAAAGGAAAATAAAATGCGTATTACTCAACATAATAAATTAATCAGACTGGCAAATAATGCTTCAGAAAAAGTTAATCTGAACCGTCACGATATGCGGACACTGCTAGAAAAAGTTATGGATGCAAAAACAGTAGATGAAAAAATCTATGCACTGCAATTCATGTTCGATTCCATCGAAAAGGCTGGTGAGTAGTTATGTATAACCGCTTTATGTATAACTGCCCTTGCAACAAAAACTGCTGGGTATCAATTGCACCAAGTTTTGTACGCGCACCAAATTCAAAAAGTGCTTTAGAACATTTACAAAAATCTGAACCAAATAGGGATTGGGATTTTGTAAAAATTGACAACATGTGGCACATCAAGCCTAGGAGGGTTGCGTAATGCAAACTTTTCTACCTTATGAATCATTCCTAGAATCAGCAAAAGTTCTAGATCGTCAGCGACTTGGCAAACAGCGTGTAGAAACTTACCAGATTTTGCGAACACTTACTGGTGTTTCATCTGGTTGGCAGAATCACCCTGCTGTCAAGATGTGGCGCGGATACGATCAAGCACTAGCGGATTACGGTGCGACAATTTGTATTGAGTGGCTAGGTCGTGGATATAAGGATTCACTACTAGACAAATTTATAGATCACATGGACGGCGCGCAAGATTGCGAAATGCCAGACTGGTTAGGCAATCAAGATTTACATTTGTCACATCGTTCAAATCTGTTGCGTAAACTGCCAGATCACTACCGTCAGTTCTTTACCAGCGAACCAGATGACTTGCCGTACGTCTGGCCAATTTGATCCACACTTGCCTTAGAATAGATCCTAGACTTAGGAGTTTTCTTGGCAATCACCAATGGCTATGCCACACTGACACAAGTAAAAGCAGCATTACGGATTACTGATTCCGTTGATGATACTTTGCTAGAAATGGCAATCGAATCTGCATCTCGTGCAATCGATGGACACGCTGGCAGATATTTTTATTCTTCAGGAACTGCAACCAGAATCTACGCCGCAGACGATTCGTTAATCTGCCAAATAGATGATCTTTCAGGAACAGCAATCACACTTGTTACTGACCCAGATGCAGATGGAACTTGGGCAGACACATGGGCAACAATCGATTATCAATTAGAACCAGTTAATGGAATCGTTGATGGTCTGTCAGTTCCTTACACAAGAATCCGCGCTACTGAAAATTACACATTCCCAATTCTGTCTGGAGAAGCACTAGTTAAAGTTACTGGTGTTTTTGGTTGGTCAGCAGTACCAACAGCAATTACTCAAGCATGTGTTATCCAATCATCCAGAATCTTTAAACGCTTAGATTCGCCTTTAGGTGTTGCTGGATTTGGTGACATGGGAGCAATTCGTGTAAGTCGTTATCTAGATCCAGATGTTGAGCAACTAGTTGCCCCGTATCGTAAATTAAGGAACTATGTCTAATGGCATTAGTTTCTGAACTGCGCGATGGATTAAAAGCAAATCTTGCAACTATTACTGGTTTACGAACTAGTGATACTGTTCCAGATAATCCAAGTCCACCAATTGCAATCGTTCTGCCACAAGGTGTTTCTTATGACGATGCTTTTGGTCGTGGGATGCAGACTTATTCTTTTATGGTTTTAGTAGTTGTTAATCGTGTATCTGAAAGAACAGCACAGAACTCACTAGATGCTTATATTTCAAGCACTGGTAGTTCATCCATTAAACTTGCTATTGAATCTGATAAAACCTTGAACGGCAAGGCTTTTGATGTTCGCGTTACGGACGTTCGCAACTACGGCGACACTGTCATAGGTGAGATAAACTATCTATCAGCAGAGTTCGTAGTGCTTTGCATAGCAAACTAATTAGGAGCAATAAACGATGGCAAAATTTGCAGCCACAGACTACAAGGTAACTGTGAATGGTACTAACCTATCCACAAACCTTAATTCAGTAGAACTTTCTGTTGAATCTGACGACTTAGAAACCACTGCTTTTGGTGGTGAATGGCGTACTCGTATTGGCGGATTAAAAACTGGTTCGATTACACTTTCATTCCTACAAGACTTTGGTGCTGGTTCAGTAGATGCAACTCTATTCCCACTATTCAATACTTTGGCAACAGTTGTAATCGTTCCAACATCAGGAACAGTATCTTCAACTAATCCAAGTTACACAGCAGTAGCGTTAGTGAATCAATACATGCCATTCGCATCAAGCGTTGGCGATATTGCTACACTTTCAGTAACTTGGCCAACTTCTGGCACTGTATCGAGAGCGACTACCTAATATGAAAATGATCCTGCGCGTAGAACTGATTGATGGTTCTGCTGAAGATATAGTTTGTAGTGCAAAAGACTTCGTGGCTTTTGAAGATAAGTATCAAAGAAGTATCGCGCGATTTGAGCAGGAGATGAAACTCACAGATCTCCTGTTCATCGCGTGGCACTCTATGAACCGTCAGAAAAAAACTACTAAGGATTTTGATTCTTGGTTGGATGACATTGAATCAATCGAACCGAGTGAACAAGACCCAAAATAAAAGGTCTTGGGGATAAATCCCAGCATTGGTATATCGCTTATCTAGCATGCGAAACTGGTATTGCTCCATCGGTGCTGTTAGAACAAAGTGATCGAATGCTTTTTACTATGGGAATGTACCTAAGACAAAAAAATAGCAGTTAAGGTTAGGCAGTTATGGTTCAGGTCTATGGTGTCGAAGATACTATTAAGACACTTAAAACACTTGAACCAGAACTGCTTAAACAAGCACGTAAAGATATGAGAACTGCGGCTGAACCAGTTGCTAGTTCTATTCGTGACTATATTCCAAACCAAGCACCTTTACGCGGCATGCGACATAACGGCAGAACATCTTGGCAACCCAGTGCTATAAAAGTACGAGTTCGTACAGATTTTTCTAAGCGAACATTTAAGAACGAAAATGCACTAGTAAAAATTGTAGTTTCTGGTAATACTCCAGGAATGGCTGGATTATTTATTGCTGACATGGCTGGCAAAAGAAACAAAATCAGCAATAGTGGAGTAACTCGTAAATATCAAAGATCTGGCAGAGAGCGAAGCCATCGTCTTAATGGGCAAGGCAGATACATGATTGAGTTTCTAAATGCGAACTGGGGCAAAGCATCGCGCTTTATCTGGCGAGCGGCTGAATTACATCGCAGTACTGCTCAAGCCAGTGTTATGAATAGTCTAGATAAGATTAGTAAAGAAATGAATCAAAAGTTATTGGTGAAAAAATAAATGGCAATTGTAGTACCCATAGTTTCCTCTTGGAATCCAATTGGACTTAATAAAGCAATTGCTGATATTAAACGCGCAGAGGGCGCATTAAATAAATTTACTCTTGCAACTGGTGTTCTGTCTGCAAATCTTATTAAGACTGGTAAATCACTAACAACAAATTTAACTGTTCCAATTCTTGGCGTTGCTTATGCAATTAATAAAAGTGTTCAGCAAGCAAGTGACTTAAACGAAACAATTACGAAAACAAATGCAATCTTTGGTTCGTCATCTAAAAGTATGATTACTTGGGCAAAAGGTGCGGCAACCTCAATGGGTATGTCGCAACGTGCTGCTTTAGACTCTGCATCAACATTTGGTCTATTTGGTAAAGTTGCTGGTTTATCTGGTAACGAAGTTGCAGAATTTTCTAAAAAGTACACAGGTCTAGCGGCTGACTTCGCATCTTTCTATAACACTTCACCACAAGATGCAATCGTTGCTATCGGTGCTGCTCTACGTGGAGAATCTGAACCAATTCGCCGCTACAACATCTTGCTAGATGAGATGACAATTAAAAATCGTGCAGTAAGCATGGGCATTATTGACAGCATAAGTCAAGCATTAACACCACAGCAAAAAGTTCTAGCACGTTCAGCAGAAATCTTTGCACAGTCCACAGTTGCACAAGGTGACTTTGCTAAAACGGCAGAGGGATTAGCAAACCAACAAAGAATCTTAAAAGCAGAAACAGAAAACTTATCTGGCACATTTGGTGCAGTATTTTTACCAGTTGCCTTGAATCTGGTTAGTGTAATTCGTACCCAAGTTTTACCGTTTTTCCAAAAAATTGTAGCCGCTTTCCAGACATTATCTCCACAAGTAAAAGCAAATGCACTAATGATTACTTTATTTACTGCTGCTCTAGGTCCTGCGATGTTAATTGTTGGATACTTTACTAAAGCATTACAGCAACTTGGTAAAGCAATCATGTTTGTAACACAAAGATTAGTTCTTATTCCTACAATTATTCTTCTAATTATTGCTGCTTTTGTTAAAGGCAACGATGCCACAATGTCATGGGGCGATGCAGTTTTTAAAGTTGTTCGCGGCATAGTAATTGGATTCGTTCAAGTAGGTAACGCAGTATCTTGGGCAGTAAATCTTGTTATTAAGGCTTACAATAAATTTCAAGAAGTTATTGGCAGTACTGTTCGTGTTACAGAATTTGGCAATTTTGATTTTCTAATTCGAGCCGTTGATTCTGCAAAATCTTCAGTTGGTAAATTTGCAACTGAATTATCTGCGACTCAAGAAGATATGTCTGCAATTGTTGCTGAATCAAAAGCACTAGCAAATGAAATTGCTGGCGCTGGAACTGGTGCTGGTGGAAGTATTGCAAATGCTACCGATAAAGCAACTGAAGCAATAGATCAATTCCAACAGAAACTAAGTGCTGCAAAAGATGTTTTACAAAGTGCAAAAGATAAATTTGTTGAATTTGCTAAATCTGTTTCTGGGGCAGTTAAATCTGTAATTAATTTTGGAACAGCCGCAACTGCTGAAACTGGTTCATTCTTAGAAAATCTGATTAGTCAAGCAGATAAAGCAAAAGAATTTGCTAAAAGAATTGCCAAACTTATTGAACTTGGACTTAATGAAAGTGCAATCACACAAGTTCTAGATGCTGGTGCTGAAGCAGGTATGAAGATTGCTGATGAGATTATTGCTGGTGGTTCAACAGTTGTAGATCAAGTTAATCAATTACTGTCTGCCACTGAAAGTCTTGCAGAACAAGTTGGACAATACGGAGCGGATGCTTTCTATTCTGCTGGTGTTAAACAAGGTCAAGCGTTAGTAGATGGAGTTATATCTGCTATTAAAGCCGCTGGATTTAGCATTGATGATAACGGCAACATAATTAATCCTCTAGGTAGTTCTGGAGTTGCTGGAACAATTGGCGCACCACAAGCAGGTGCAACTGGTGGTGCAAGCGCATCAACAGCAAAAGCAGTATCTAGTGCTGTTAAGAAATCAAGCGCACAAACTCAAGGTGTTCTAAATAAACTAGCAAGAATTCCTATGATGGCAAGCGGTGGCATAGTTAATTCACCTACACTTGCCATGATTGGTGAAGCAGGACCTGAAGCAGTTGTTCCACTAAATAAATCTAATGCGATGGGAACAACTTACAATCTGACAGTTAATGCTGGCATGGGTGCTGATGGCAGATTAATTGGTAAAGAAATTGTAGACGCAATTAAAAGATTTGAACGGTCTAGTGGACCTGTCTTTGCGAGTGCTTAATGCCAATTCCAAATACAAGAGTCTATGTTCAGTTTGATTTAGAAGCATCTAGCGCAGCATTTTTTACCTTAGATGATTCTGTTCAGGGTGTCCTAGATAGTCCTTATGGATTAGGCGGTGACGTTTTAGAAGATGTAACTCAATTCGTTGCTGGAATAACTATTGATAGAGGTAAGTCACGCGAACTAGATCGATTTGCCGCTGGACAATTAAAAGTAGTTTTCCATAATGATAATCGTTGGTTTGATCCATTCTTCACAGATTCACCTTATTATGAACAGTTTGTTCCACAACGACAGGTTGTTGTTACATCAAATGGAACTGTGCAGTACACAGGTTATATTGACGATATCGACTTAGAATACAATCTTGGAAATACAAAATCTTACGCATCAATTACGTGTTCAGATGCTTTTTCTCGTATCTCAAAAACAGAACTAGATACTTTTACAAATACTGCTCAATATTCTGGTGAAAGAATAAATGCAATATTAAGCAGACCTGAAGTTGATTGGCCAGTAGCAAGTAGAAATATAGATACTGGTCAGCAATTCTTACAGGCAGATAACGTAACAGATAATACAAATACTTTAAGTTACTTGCAGACAGTTGAATTATCAGAACCAGGTGCTTTGTTTATCGGCAAAGATGGCAAAGTCACATTTAAGGACAGAGTAAATCTACCAAGTCCTAGTGGTTCAATCTTGCTATCTGATGACAGCAGTGGGATTAACTATGATGAAATTCAAGTAGTTTATGGTTCAGAAAATCTTTACAATCGCGTTACTATTACACGAGCAAATGGAACTGCACAAGTAGCAGACTCAAGTGTTTCGCAAGGTATTTATGGTGTTCAGGCATTGAACCAAGATGGTCTGCTAATGAATGACGATGCTGATGCTTTAATTCTGGCAAACTTTTTAGTAGATAAATATGAACTACCAGAACTTAGATTTTCGGCTGTTGGATTAACTCTAGAAGATAAAAGTAGTTCTGTGGCAAATAGTTTGCTAGCACTTGAGATAAATGACATTGTTCAAGTTAAATTTACCCCTAATGGGATTGGTGATCCAATTCTTGAAAATGCGATCATTACTGGCATTAGTCACGTAATTGGGATTAATAGTCACTTGATGCGCTTTAGTTTTGGTGAAATTACTGGATTCCCATTCATTATTGAAGATGCGACTTACGGTATTCTGTCAGATGGAACAACTGGTTATCCGCTTGCTTACTGGGCATAATTGGTAGAATAAGAAAATACAAATAGGAGTTTATTGTGGCAGGTTTAGGCAAAAAAACATTCTCAGCAGGTGACGTATTAACTGCTAGCGATGTTAATGGCTACTTAATGGAACAAGCAGTTATGGTTTTTGGTGGAACTGCCGCAAGATCATCCGCAATTCCGTCACCATCAGCAGGTATGGTTACTTATGTAGGTGACTTAGCGCAGGTGCAATACTACAATGGAAGTGCTTGGGTTGGTATCGGTTCAGGTGGCGCAGGATTACAAGACATCTTTTTACTAATGGGAGCATAATCAAATGGCAACAACTTACAAAGTGCTTGGACAATCTGCACTAGCGGCAACAACTAACACAGATGTGTACACAGTACCGTCTGCAACCGAAGCAGTTATATCAAGTATTACTATTTGCAACCGCACTACAAGTCCTGTTACATATCGCGTGGCTATTCGTCCAAATGGCGCAACTATCGCAAACGAACATTACCTTGCTTATGACGTTGCAGTTAATGGTAGTGACACAACTATTATGACCATTGGTGTAACCATAAACGCAACAGATGTTGTAACCTGTTACGCATCAGCCGCAAGTCTATCTATTGGAGTTTACGGTTCGGAGATTGCGTAGTGATTTCCAATCTAAACAAAGCAACATTTCCTGGTGTTGCTTTACCTTTATCTGATAGTTCAGTTTCAGGCACTACGGGTAGCCCGACAACTGCAACATATACAGACGGTGGCATAAATTACAAAACTTATGCCTTTACAGGTTCAGGTTCAATTACTTTTACAAAGGCTGGATTAGTGGACTGCCTACTTGTTGCTGGCGGCGGTGCTGGTGGACACAATGGGCAGTATGCCCATAATTACGGTGGCGGCGGTGCTGGTGGTGTTGTCTATAATAATTTTTATGCAACTGCTGAAACTAAAACTATTACAATCGGCGCAGGTGGTGCAGTTGATTCAATGGCTGGCGGTGGAGACACTTCAATAAGTTCAGTTTTAACCGTCGCTGGCGGTGGTACAGGGGCAACAGCCCAAAACGCGAATATTTTTTGGGTGGGATTACGCGGCGGCTCAGGCGGCGGCGGCTGGGGTGAATCAACTTTCAACGATGCTGGACGTGGTATGGATTATCAGGGAAACTCTGGCGGTATTGGTTCGACTACTACTGGCACAACTGGCGGCGGTGGCGGCGGCGGCGGTGCGGGCGGCGTTGGTGGTGCTGGAACTACTTCAGTTGGCGGTGCTGGCGGAGTTGGTATTTCAAATTCAATAACTAACTCAGCGGTATTTTACGGCGGCGGCGGCGGCGGTGCTAGAGGTTCAGGCAGTTCAGGCACAGGCGGAAACGGCGGCGGCGGTAACGGTGACAATGGCACAACGGCTGCTCAGGCTGGAACTGCTAACACAGGCGGCGGCGGTGGCGGTTGCTGGACAACTCGCAGCGGCGGCGCTGGTGGTTCAGGTATTGTGATTATTCGAGTGAGGGCATAATGGCTGTTAATTTTTTAAGTGAAGCAACAGTTGGTGGCGGTGGAATAATTTCATTAAGCGATAATTTTGTTTCAGGCACTACGGGCAGCCCTACAACTAACACCTACACAGACGGCGGAATAAATTACAAGACTTACTCATTCACTGGCTCGGGTTCAATAACTTTAACCAATGCTGGATTAGTTGATGTTTTAGTTGTTTCAGCAGGCGCAGGCGGTGGACGCGGTGGCGGTGGCGGTGGTGGTGATGTATTTTCACAAACTCTAAATTTAGCAATTGGAACCTATACAGCAACCGTTGGTGCTGGTGGTGCTGGCTCAACTGATGGCAGCATTGGAAATTACTCGGCTTTTAACACTATTGCAGCAGTTGGCGGTGGCAGTGGCGGTGGTTCTTCGTTTAACATTGGAGCAAGTTACGCAACTGGCGGCGGCGGTACTTTAGGTTCAGCAGGTGGTAGTTCATTAGTTGGCGGCGGTAATGGCGGCACAGGCGGCGGAAGTGATGGTCGAGGCGGCGGCGGCGGCGGTGCTACTGGTAATGGGGTAAACGCAAGCGGTTCAGTTGCAGGAAACGGCGGCACAGGTGTATCAAGTTCAATTACAGGCAGCGCCGTAGGTTATGCAGGCGGCGGCGGCGGCGGTTGTACTACTGTTGGAACTGTTGGAACTGGCGCAGACGGCGGCGGCAATGGCGCTCTTCGTGGTTCTAATGGAGTCGCTGGCACTGCTAATCGCGGCGGCGGGGGCGGCGGCGGCGGAGATACTAACGGCGGCGGCAACGGCGGTTCAGGTATTGTAGTAATAAGAGTTAGGGCATAAAAATGGCACATTTTGCAAAAATAGAAAATGGAATTGTTGGACAAGTAATCGTTGTTAATAATGAAGCACTTGGCGATTTAGAATTTCCAGAATCAGAACCAGTTGGGCAAGCATTTATTGTTTCACTTGGTTTAGGTGGAGAATGGAAACAGACTTCATACAACGGAAACTTTAGAGGCAAGTACGCTGGTGCAGGTATGAGTTACGATGCTGAACTTGATGAGTTTGTTGCACCAGTAATACCTGAAGCAGTAGTGGAAGAAACTCCTGAAGCGTAATTTGCTACAATAGTAAAAACACCTGCGCATTAACTTTTTAAGGATTATTGTGCGCAAGGTAAATAAAAGATTTTTACGGTTACTGTCACTACTTATGGCCGCAGGTTTATCTGCGCTAGGTGCTGGAAATATTCCAATAAACGGTATTAATGCCCTTGATTCTTTCTTATTTGGCGCATCTATGATCTTGCTATTTGTAGCAATTATCTTGTTTACAATCTACGCGCTTAAAGGTGAATTGCCAGATACAGATTTTGATGCGACAATACAATCTGCTGTACAGCAAATCCAAACTAACGAAGATAAAAAGGCTGGCAAGTAATGGCATTACCTGTGAAAAATCCAAAACTAACCCAACCTTGGGGAAAACCAAATTCACGTTACAAGGCTGGCAGACATACTGGAATAGATTTTGGAATGCCAGTTGGAACTGATTTATTTGCAGTTACAGATGGAATAGTTGTAGATACATCATTCGATAGTTCTTACGGCAACAAAGTTGTAATTGAATACACCTGTAATGGTGTTAAGTATCAAGACTGGTTCTGTCATCTAGAAAAAGCATTAGTTGCTAAAGGTGTAGTTGTTAAGGCTGGTCAGAATATTGCTAAATCTGGAAATACAGGAAATAGCACTGGTCCACATTTACATCTAGAAACTCGAATTGCTCCATTTAAGTATGGACACGATGTTGCTCATCCTTGTATGGAAGTTAAAGATGTAATTCATCCAGATGCACCAGCAGATCGCAAAATAAATGTCTTACAAAAAGTTGTTGCAGTAGTAACACCAAGTGTTCCTAAAGCAAGCAAAGTGGTTAATCTAGCAGAATTGTTGGCTGGTCAGGCTGATGATATTTCGCTAGTTCAATCTGCGTTAAATGTAAAAGTTACAGGTAAGTACGATGCACCAACTCAAGCCGCTTACAAAAAATGGCAAGAGTCACTCGGATACAAAGGTAATGATGCAGATGGCAAAGCGGGCAAAACTTCACTTATTAAGTTGGGTAATCGTTACGGCTTTACTGTCGTTTAGTTCACCTGCGCAAGCAAAAACAGAACCATTACCAAAATCTAAAACTTCAAAAGTATCTCGCACTCGAGTTGATACAAGTTTCGCGCGTAATTATGCGCAAACACTTGTTCCAGATGCACAGCAGTTCGAATGTTTGACTTTGCTTTGGAATGCAGAATCTGGCTGGAATTATAAAGCGCACAATCGTTCTTCGGGTGCTTACGGAATCCCACAATCCCTGCCAGCAAATAAAATGCGCTCGGCTGGTGCTGATTATTTAACTAATCCAGAAACCCAAATTCGCTGGGGATTAAGTTATATTGCCAATCGTTATCAAACTCCTTGTGGTGCTTGGGCACACTTCAAACGTACAAATTGGTACTAAAAATGTACAAAGTATTTACAGATAAAATAAGTTAATTATGTTGTTTACCTTTGCCCAATATGCAGCAGCCCTAGTAACAATTGGCACAGCACTTGGATTAACGATTAAATGGGGAATAGTAAAACCAATTAAAACTTACATAGATCATGCAACTTATCAAATTCAACCAAACTCAAATGGCGGATTTTCCCTTGCAGATGCTAATAAATCCTTAAATCGCATCGAATCTAAAGTCTGTGAGATGGACGAACGATTGGTACAAGTTGAGAATCTAGTTACAAAACCTGCGACACGCCCAAAGAAAACAAAAGATTAATTATCCCTATCTTGTAGTCTAGGATTAGACCTAGGCGAAAGGTGGTCGGGATATGTCCTTACTAGATGATCTAAAAACAGTTAATATCACTAAGGGTCCACAGTGTTCAGTTGGATCAATGTTAAGTCGGTTAGACCCTAAAGAATCCACTGCTGTATTGGCAGTAATAGATGACCCAGAATCCTCATTAACAGCACTATCCAGAATCTTATTAAAGTATGGATATTCGATTAATTCAAAGACTTTACGCAGACATAGAAATCGATCTAATAAAGACATCGATGGATGCCAATGTCAATAAAAGACGATCTAGCCAAACTAGGCGATGATGAGCAAAGAAAACGTATAACAAAGGATATTCCCAAAGGATGGGAACCTAGCATCGAATACGATGCAACTGGTGGAACTTTAACTTCAATTCCTCGAACTGCTGGTGACGAACCAGATCATGTTGAATTGTTAGCAGAATTTGAACTAGATCCTACAAAATGGCAGATTACTGGATTACGGCGCAGTAAATGGCAACGCTGGGATGGCGAGTGGTTAGAATCTTTTAGAGCAACATTTATCCCAAAAACTGGATCTAGATTTATACCTGCTGATGACTTACTAGAAGTTGTATCCAAGTGGAAACCACAGAAACCAGATTTAAAGCAAAATAAGGCACTTTCTAGCCCCGTAGCGTATGTAGTTGTATTGAGCGACACACAAGTTGGAAAAATCGATGGTGGTGGCTCTGATGCGATTATTAAGAATGTATTACATAAGACAGATTTGGCAGTTGAACGATTAAAAGAACTGCGCAAAGCAGGACGAGAAATTTCAACAATTTATATCCCACAACTGGGCGATTGTATTGAGGGAATGAACTCACAAGGTGGAAAACATATCTGGCGAACTGATTTAGATTTAACTTCTCAAATTCGGGTTTATCGCAGACTTCTTTTACACATGGTTAAGCAATTTGCCCCACTTGCAGATCGTATAGTTGTTCCAGCAATTCCTGGAAACCACGATGAAGCAGTACGAGTTGGAAATTCAATGGCAACTACCTATACAGATTCATTTTCTTTGGATGCAGCATCAGCAGTAAAAGATGCTTTAGAAGATCGTGATGATTTTGCTCACGTTAGTTTTACTTTTCCAAAATACGATGAATTAACTGTGACTTTAGATATTTGCGGAACAGTTGTTGGATTTGCCCATGGGCATCAATGTAGAGGTAAAGCAGTTGATTGGTGGAAAAATCAAGCGCATGGTCAGCAAGATATTGGCGAAGCAACTTTGCTACTTACTGGTCATTATCACCATCTAAAAGTTGAGCAAACTGGAACAAAGACTTGGATCCAAGTACCTGCACTTGATGGCGGTTCGACTTGGTTTTCTAACTTGACTGGACAGTCTGCACCAGCAGGAATGCTTACCTTAACTATTGGAAATGGTGGATGGGATGACTTACGAATCTTGTAAGCATGACTTCAAATATATTTACTGCTTGACTGGAAATTATCTACTCTGTAATAAGTGTGGCGAGGTGCAGTTCGATGACGAGTGAAGAATTAGCAGATCAAGTTACATCAGTTGTAGAAAATTTGCGAGCAAGAATTATTGGTACTGGTAATGAGCAATATTCGCAAGGTGAAAAACAAAAAATTGAAGAAAAAACAGATCGTGAAATTGCAAAAGAAGCACTAGAAGAAATTGAAGATTTAATAGTCTACTCAGCAGTCATTCACGCAAGACTTCAAAGACTTATCAGCAAACTGTAAAAACCCACTATCTAATGGGAAAAACTGTTGTGTTTTCCTGTTGCACTTTGTATTACAAATGTGTATAGTGGTTGTTATACGGATGGAAACATCCACGGACAAAGGAAAAAAAATGCAAGATATTACAGGTCTAGAATTTGTTGCTTTCTACAATGCGGCTGTTAAATTCTGGGTAATTATTGTTCAAGATGAAGCAGGTAATCAAGTTAATGCTAGATACCAATTTGTAAACAAACGGAATGCTTACAAATTTGTTGTTAAAAATAATCTAGTTCGCGTTGGATGTGCATAATGAAAACACTTACACAAATTGAAAAAACACCAGTAGGACTTTCTGGATCACTTCACTATAAAGATTCAGATGTACAAACGGTGCATGAGTTAATCGGAATCCCATATCAAGCAGTTGGTGAATTTGCTTTGACAGACGCAATCTCTCTTTCAAAATCTGGAATAGTTGCTGTCAAGTTCGATAATGGCGCAACTTGTTTCGGTTATGTAAATTTTGATTTTAGTATTCCTAGTTTCAAAACTTTACGGATGATAAGTAAAATGCCCGCTGTTACCCGCGTTGCATATTTTGGTAAAGATGGATCGCAAGAATGGGCGGGGTCGATGTAATGAGTTACAACGGATGGAAAAACAGAGCGACTTGGAATGTTGCTCTGCACATAAACAATGTAGAAAATACTTA